TGGAAAGATTTATTCGTATTATTACTAATGAACGATTGCAAAAAAAGTTTACACAAAAGTTCTATTATGTGGTAAAGTGGTTTTTAGTAATATTTTGGGGGTATTTTTTATGGCATCTAATTTAAGACGAGTATCAGAAATATTGCATGACATGGTAGAAGAGTTTAAACAATCTAATGACGAATGGGAGAAGCGTTATGGATCAACAAATGTTTCACGATCAAGTAATGATGCAACAACAAATGAAAGAAGTAAACAAATACATAAAGGAGACAAGCAAGATGGGAGTTTATAAAAAATTAATGAAAGCTAGATTAGCATTACAAAATACTAATCTTACTAAATCTGGGCATAATAAATTTGCTGGATATAAATACTTTGAACTAGGTGATTTTTTACCAGTTATTCAAAAAATATTTGATGATTTAAGTTTATGTGGAGTTGTATCTTTTGGTACAGAAATTGCTACATTAACTATCACAGATATTGAAGATGGTTCAGAAACACAAATTACAAGCCCTATGTCTACTGCTGCTCTTAAAGGTTGCCATGAGGTGCAAAATTTGGGGGCGGTTCAGACATACATTCGCAGGTATCTTTGGGTGGCAGCCCTTGAGATTGTTGAATCTGACGTGGTAGATGCTAGTGCTGGTGCTGTTATCAAAATGAAAGATACCAAAGCAGAGGACTTTATCTAATGGAACAGCGTTCAGAAGAGTGGTTTCAAGCACGACTAGGCAAAGTTACGGCTAGTCGTGTAGCTGATGTTCTAGCAAAGATTAAGAGTGGTGAATCTGCGTCTAGACGTAACTACAAAATTCAGCTAGTAAGTGAAAGACTTACAGGTGAAAGGCAAGAAACATATGTAAACCAAGCGATGCAAGATGGAATTGATAGAGAGTTCTATGCTAGGGAAAGATATGTGCAACAATTCGGGGCAGTGGAAGAAGTAGGATTCATTAAACATCCTACTTTGGAAGCTGGTGCAAGTCCAGATGGTATGGTTGGAGATGATGGTATTCTTGAAATTAAATGTCCTATGGGAAGCACGCATACAGAAACATTGATGACTCAAGATATTCCAAGTAAGTACATACCGCAAGTGCAATTTCAGCTTTTGGTGACGGGTCGTAAATGGTGTGATTTTGTTAGTTATAACCCAATGTTTCCAGAGCATTTACAGTTATTCGTAAAGCGTGTGGAAGCAGACCCTGTTTACCAAAAAGAGTTAGAATCAGAAGTAAAGCAGTTTTTAGATGAAGTAGATGATGTAATCAACAAACTAAAGGAAATTAAATGAGACTAACAGAAGAACAAAGACTAAAACTTATGATGGCTTCTAGTGGTTTAACGCCAAGAAAGTTTTGGGATTTAGGTGAGGAAGGACAAGCACCTTATATGGAAAAACTACATGCGGCAATAGATGAAATATTAGAAGAAAATCCAGACGCATTTAGAGGGTCGGTAGTAAAAAGGCATTATACTAGACGTAAAAACGCAGTTAGATAACTTAAGGAGAAAAGAATGGCAGAACAAAAGTATGATAACACTAACACCTTTACATTGTTTAAGAACGATCAGGGGGACAATCCTAAAAAGCCAAATTACACTGGGATTGCAAACGTAGATGGTATTGAGTTTAGGATTGCTGGTTGGATTCGTGAAGGAAAGAACGGTAAGTTTATTTCTGGAACAGTACAACTAAAAGATGGTGATGTGAAGCCTAAACAGGCAGAGGTAGATGAGGATGTTCCTTTCTAGGAACACCCTCTCTAAATGTATTACTTGTTCATAACGTACATTGTAACTTCAAAGCCGAAACGCATTTCAGTTGCTGATGGTTTTGTCCACATGATTATGTCCTTTGTATGTAAAAATTAACGATTTTTGCTACACAAACATATTTGTATGTAATAGATGCAAGACAAAGTAGTTTGTATGTAATATATTGCTCTTTTTGCAATACAAAAGCAACTAATAAACATTTATTTTACCCTAATGAAAATACGGAGAGATTATGGATTATGATGATGATGTAGTAGACTATGACGATAATAATAGGCTTTCAGAGCTTCCAGAAGCTAAACTATTGATAGCAATGCTATACCAAACAATAGATGACGCTATGTATGTTCCTAAAAAATATAAAAGAAATGCAACTGAAAGATCTATAACAACTTTAAAGTCTAAAAACAAATTAGCTTTACGAGACAAGGTAGATGCTATACAATGGTTATTTGATGATAACGATGTTTATGACCTGTGTTGTGATTTAGCTGGCATGAGCAAATACAACATTAGAGAAATGGTTATTAACAAAATAGGTGCTGATGTCATTATGCCTTTAGTTAGCGGATTCTATCAACCAAATGGACATTAATGCTTTAGAACTAGATATAGCGTGTTATGCTACCGCTGTTTACCACGAAGTTAATACAAGAACATTGGAGGAAAAAATTGGAGTCATTAATACTATACGGAATAGGGTTCGTGATGGTCGTTGGGGTAATTCTGTATGTGCTGTCGTTTATTCTAATAATCAGTTTGCTGTGCAAGATCAGTCCCACCATCCAGTTAATGAAAGGGCGTATTTGGAGACTAAACTATTGGTTATTGATACGATTGTTCATAATAAATATGCTAACCCAGTTGCAAATGCTTTATATTTCCATGATGACTCTATACCGCCAAAAAAAGAATGGTTTGGTAAAAGAAAAAAAACACATATAGGAAGGATGGTATTTTATTAATGAAACCTTTAGCGTGGCTTGTAGAAGAATTTGATGGAAATGGAACACTTGTATGGTCTGGAATTATGACATCAGAACCTAAAGAAATGTCATGGTTTAAAGACCTTAAATCTAAACTGCATAACGTTACAATCACGCCATTAATACCAGATACAAAGAATATTGTTAAAGTAACAAATGTTAAAAAATATGATAGCAAGAGATTAACAGAGGCAAATAATGGACTTTAAACCACTTACACAGGAACAAATAATTGATGCTTATAGTAAAGTTTTTCCAACACGATATGAGCCAATGACAATAGATAGAATGATACAATTTGCAAGAATTATAGAACAATTACATGGAGTAAGATATGAAACCTAGTTTATTTATAGCAACACCAATGTACGGAGGGCTGTGTTATGGTACATATCTAGAATCAATGTTAAAGCTACAGGCATGGCTTATCTCTAAAGACATAGACGCATACTTTTCATTTCTTTATAATGAAAGCCTGATTACTCGTGGTCGTAACACATTAGTGAATGACTTCTTAAAAGGTGACGCATCTCATATGATGTTCATAGATGCTGATATTAGTTTTGAGCCAAAACACTTTTTTAAAATGCTTGATGCTGATGTAGATATTATTTGTGGCGTGTATCCCAAAAAAGAAATAAATTGGGCTGGTGTAAAGTTTGCTATTGACAAGAAAGTTCCAGAGCACCAACTAAAATACTTTACAGGAGATTATGTAGTTAATCTTGTAAATGAAAAAGACCTAGTTCCTACAGATAAACCTTTTGAAGTGAAGCATGGCGGTACAGGCTTTATGTTAATTAAACGTGAAGTGTTTGAGAAGCTAAAAGAAAAATGTCCATCATACACTCATAATATGAATGATACCAATGACAATTCTGATTTAGGCGATAAGATCACAGAATACTTTGCTACAAGTATAGATGAAAATAATCACTTGCTATCAGAAGACTATCATTTCTGTAAACTAGCTCGTGACAATGGTTTAAAGGTACATGGTGCTGCTTGGACACAATTAGTCCATACGGGAACCTATCAGTATAGTGGAAGGCTTGTATGATTATACCGAATAACATGATTAGCCATGTAGGCAAAATATTTCAAGGTGAATATGCAACACTTGGAGTTATAGAAAATCCTTATATCATAGACATAGGTGCTAACGTAGGTGGCTTTGCGGTATGGGCACATGAGTTCTTTAAAAACCCAAAGATTGATTGCTATGAGCCTATAAATGCTAATTATGACCTATTAAGACAGAACATAGAAGGTACTGACATTGCCATTAGAAATATAGCAATAGGCAAAGAGGATGGTAAACGCATGATGTATTACGGTTTAGATAACTGTGGGGAATCTAGCCTGTTTCAAGGTGATAGGCAATTAGAAGAAGGTGAAATGGTTAAAGTAATGTCATCTAAACATTTGCCACGATGCGACATTATGAAGATAGATACAGAAGGTGCAGAGATTGAGATACTAGAAAATCTAGTAAATTTTCCACTTGTATTTTTAATAGAATTTCATTCTGCATATAATAGACGTAAAATAGATCAATTATTACTTGACTATACGCTATTAGAGTGTACAATGCGAGGAAGAGATTATGGAATACTCAAATATATTAAATCATCTTTGGTAGAGGTTTGACATGGGAGCACCAAAAAGTTATAATAGGCAATTTATAGATGAGATACAAGCATTTATAGATTCGCCTCAATGTAGAACTAATACAGATGCTAGAAGGCATTTTAAGATGAATGGTATTAAGTTAAAAGAATTGCAAGCTAAAGGTTTATTAAAGTTAAAGCCAACATTAAGTAAGACTATGGTAGCAAGAATGGGTAATGCAGCAAATAAAGGAAAGCAAATGTTTCCTTTGCAAGATAGGTCAGTTATTAAATATCAAGGAGGAGTTAAGTATGGATAATGTAAATCATCCAAAGCATTATTTGGTAGGTGGGTTAGAGGCAATAGATATTATTGCTAGTCGTTTAACAAAGGAAGAGTTTATTGGATACCTAAAAGGTTCTAAATTGAAGTATGATTTAAGATACCCATTCAAAGGTAGACCAGAAGAGGATTTAGCTAAATCTGAATGGTATAAGAATAAACTTGTAGAAGTAATGCGTGATGAAGAAGCTATTAATCCGCCAGAGGTAACAGCTCAACTACAAAGGCTAGAGATGGTAGACGACTAATCGTCTAAATCTGGAATTTCAGAATAAACGGAAAGCCCATCACCACTAATCTCGATGTGGCTTCCGTCATCTAAAACTAAAATAAGCACATCTTCACCGTAGTAAGCTTCTGCTTCTACAATTTCTTTTCCTACAATATGCTCACATAATTTTTCTAAATTCATAATATTTCCTATATGCTGATAACTGCTTCTTTTGCTACTTTTTCTGATTTTACTGCACGAGACCATGA